GCGGGCCGGAACCCCACGTGGCGCGGGGATCGCAGACGAAAAAAAGGGCCCGGAGATCATCCGGGCCCTTGTAGATGGTGGTGGGCCTGTAACCCGCGCCAAACCTAGCTAACTCAGCGCCTTACAACCGGCGCAAACTCGTGCGGAACGGTGCGGATCACCCCTCTACCTGCGGTGAATCGTAGCAGCTTGACCTCATCACCACCGCGATCACCGCCGCCAGCATCACCGCGAGTTCGATTCCGTATTGCTCAATCGAACCCGCGTCCGCAAGCCACGTCGGTGGCAACGGCTAATCGAGCCACTTGCGGCACGCTTCGAAGGTCGCCGCTGACACGACCGATGCCAGGTTCGCCTGCGAAGGCGACGCTGGCGCAAATCCCATGTTTTCGGTTGCGCCAACTGACACCGCTGCATCGCCGTCCGCGCCGCACAGGCACAAGAGGTTCGATGACCGGTCGAGCAGCGTTGCCTCCGGGAAGACCTTGAAAGCCGCGCGATCGCCGTGGCGTTCGACCAGACGAAGCAGGTCTTGCAGGTCGGCCTCCGAAGTTCGGCACGTCGGGTGGATGCTGACGACCAACCGGAGCTTGGTCGCAGCGTTGTCAGCGAGGTATCCCTCCATCCAGTTCACTGCCCGCGCGTCGATCGCAGACACCACGCCGAACACGCTGAGCGCCGCCCGCGCGGCCACCTCGAAGGGAAGCTCCGTCTCGTACCTGCCGACCCCTGAGCTGACGCGGGGCTCCGGCCACACGAAGGGCATCTGCGGGACGATTGGCTTGCTCACGAGGCCTCCTTTGGCGGTTAGGTCACGCGGCGATTGAGAGCCTTTGCCGCCTGGGCACACCCACAACGGTAATCACAATGCAGCGGATACAAACACTAAAACGATGTGTTGGACACATTCTAGTGCGGCTTATATACTTCACGCAATAGCCCCCATAAGCCTTCGTTAACCGAAACGAGCACCCCCAGGATGTCGAAAGAACAGCTTGCAGACCTGACCCAGACGCAGCGCGATCGACTCGCGTTCGTGGAGTTGCGCGTGCGCTTCATTGGGGAGATCCGCCGACAGGACTTGGTTTCGCGTTTTGGCATCCAGTCCGCCGCCGCCACCCGGGATCTGGCCCTTTACAAAGACCTAGCTGCGGGCAACATCGACTACGACTCCAAGGGCAAGTCGTACATCTTGGGTCCGGACTTCCAGCCGGTCTTCGACTTCCCCCCTGAGCGGGTGTTGTCGTGGCTGACCCAGGGCTTCGGCGACGGAGAGCCCGTGCGACTCAAGGCATGGGTCGCCAGCGAGAGCCCATCACGTCTGACGCACCCCGATTTGGATGTGCTGGCCAGCGTGACCCGGGCGATCCACCAGGAATGCGCGCTCGACATCGAGTACCACTCCATCTCCAGCGGGCAATCGGGACGCGAAATCGTCCCGTTCGCCCTGATCGACAACGGCCTGCGCTGGCATGTCCGCGCCTTCGATCGCAAGTCTCAAGAGTTCAGGGACTTCGTGATCACCCGCATCAGACGGCCGGTTTTACTCAAGGGAATGCCGGTGCTACCTCACGAGGCCAGCGACCAGGACATCCAGTGGACCCGGATTCTGGAGCTGGACCTGGTCCCGCATCCCGACCAGCCTCATCCTGAAATCTCCGAGATGGACTACAGCATGGAGCGCGGCATGTTGAAGATGAAGCTGCGTGCCGCGATGGCCGGCTACATCTTGCGTAAGTGGAGCGTGGACTGCTCACCGACACACAAATTGAACGGTCCCGAGCACAGGCTCTGGCTCAGAAATCACCTGGCGCTGTATGGCGTCCGAAGCGCCGTGCTGGCTCCCGGCTACGAGAGCCCGGAGCCCGTCGAGCCAGAACAAGATTGCGACTGATATGACTTCTCCACCAAACAACAGAGGAACGTTGGGCGCGACCGATCACCACCGTACTCGCTGCATCACCACACTCGGAGGTTGCCGGTGAGCGGGCGCTGGAAGACGATTTCGCCGTCCCAGTTTCCGTGGGAACAGGATGCGCTCGACTTCGTGCAGCGCGCTCTGCCGAACCGCGAACCGTTCCGGGCCTACAGCAACTTCGAGTTTGTTGCCGACGACGGGAGCATCAACGAAGTCGACTTGCTGATCATTTCGCGGTACAGCATCTTCCTTGTTGAGATCAAGAGCCGCCCTGGGGAGGTCAGTGGCGATTCGCACACCTGGATCTGGCGGGACGGCGCCCGGGAGTACTTTGACGACAACCCCTTGCTGCTCACGAACCGCAAGGCAAAAAAGCTCGCCTCGCTGCTGCGTAAGCAACTGACTGTTCAGAAACGTCGCACGCCCTACATCCAGTCCCTGGTCTTCCTGTCCGACCCTGCGCAACGGTGCAGGCTCGCCGGTCCTGCCCGGGAAAATGTTCATCTGCGGGCCGACATCGCCAACAAGCTGTTCGACGAAACGGCCCCGGTGGCCAGCGCACAGCCCATAGACCGCGATCTGGCGACATCACTCAATCGGGCGCTGGAAGCCATTGGCATCCGTCCGCCGCAGCAGAGTCGGCGCGTTGGCGACTACCAGCTCGAACAGGTCCTTGCCGAGACAGACTTCCACCAGGACTGGCTGGCCAAGCACGTATCGCTGACCAACCTGCGCCGACGTGTTCGCCTCTATACCGCCAAGCGCACGCTCAATGCCGGGCAGCGCTCCATGCTGGCCGACGCGGCTCGGCGAGAGTTTCAGTTACTTGAAGGCATACGCCACCCGGGCATCCTGCGCGCTTCAGACTTCATCGACAGCGAGCATGGGCCCGCCCTGATCTTTGAGTACGACGAAGGGCTGCAGCGACTCGACCACTTCATCCGGGCGCAAGGGGAACACCTCGATCTCTGGCAGCGGTTGAAACTGGTCCGCGCCATTGCTGAAGCACTGGATGCCGCTCACCGCTACCGCCTGTACCACCGGGGCCTGTCGCCGCAGACCATCATGGTCAGGACGGTTGGCACCAATTCGTTCGATGTCACCATCTTCGACTGGCAGATCGCCACGCGGCAGTTGCAAGAAGCCGAAGGCGAGACCACCGGAACGCTGCACGTCGAGATGCTCTCGGACCGTGTGGCTCAGGAGATATACCTCGCCCCCGAAGCGCGCAACGCGCCCCGGCCCGACTCCATCAAGCTGGACCTCTTTTCTCTCGGAGCCATCTCGTACTTCGTACTCGCGGGTGAGCCTCCCGCCATCAGCGGCGACGAGCTGGTCACCAAGTGCGAACAAGGGCCCGGACTCACTTTGTCGGCCATGGTCAACGGCTGCCTGGCCGAGATTGAGGAACTCATCCAGTTCGCCACCTGGCCTTCGCCCGATGACCGGTTCAGCTCGACCAACGAATTCTTGGCCGCCCTCGACAAGGCGGAAGAAGCCCTCGAAGACGCGCTGACCGCACCGGCATCACCGCTGGCTTCGCCGCTGGAGGCCAACACCGGCAATGAGCTCAACGGCTTTGAAGTCATCCGCCGGCTCGGCAAAGGCGGCACCAGTCTGGCCCTTGAGGTACGCCGCAAGGGCGCAGGGCAGCCGCGCCAGGGTGTTTTCAAGATCGCCTTGGAGCCAGAGTACAACGAGCGGCTCAAGCGCGAAGCTGAGACGCTGGTGCGGCTACAGCCGCACCAGAACATCGTCCAGTGCTTTGAACGCTTCGAAATCGCGGGGCTGGCGACCCTGTTCCTCTCCTCGGCAGGCGATGAATCACTGGGCGAACGCCTGCGCCAAGAGGGTCGCCTGGGTTTGGACCTGCTGCAGCGGTTCGGTGAGGAGCTGATATCGGTTGTGGAGTACCTGGAGCGCGAGGGCGTACCGCACCGCGACATCAAGCCAGACAACATCGGCATCCGCCCGGGGACCGGCAAACGACTCACCCTCACGCTGTTCGACTTCTCGCTGGCGGGCGTTCCTGCGACTGACCTGAACGCAGGCACGCGTGTCTACATGGACCCGTTCCTGCGCAAACGCGGTATGTGGGACGGGTATGCCGAGCGCTACTCCTGCGCGCTGACCTTGCATGAAATGGCCACCGGCACCCTGCCCGAATGGGGCGATGGAAGCGCCGACCCGGCAACCCTGAAAACCGAGATCGGTCTGGACTCCGAGCGCTTTGATGCGTCGATTCGCAAGCAGGCACTCGACTTCTTCGCCCGGGCACTGGCCCGCGACCACCGCAAGCGCTTTGACAACGCCGAACAGATGCTGCGTCAGTGGCGCAAAGTGTTCGAAAACGTCTCGCGGCCCGTCACCACCCACACGACGCAAACACCGCAAGGCGACCTGCCCTTCGGTGATGAGCCAACGTCCGTCGAAAGCGGCGTCACGCCGAGCACGCCCATCGGGTCGCTGGAACTGGATTCTCGGCACCTTGAACTGCTCGATCGGATTGGCCACGAGGAATTGGCCACTGCGGGCGATCTGGCCGACTTGCCGCGCAATCGTCTCTACCGGCACCGTGGCATCGCCTTGGCCGTCGCGCGTGAACTGCACCAAATTGCTGACCGACTGCGGCAACAGCTCAGCGGCGGCGCGGCCAAAGACGAGCAGCCCGCAGACACCACCGTGGCCAAGCTGTCGGTGGATGCGGCAGCCGCCTTGCTCGTGCCCAAGAAAGGCGACGACGCACAACTCCAGGCTCTGGAGGCTTGGCTGGGCTTGAGCGCACAGGCAGACGCATCACCACTGGCCGAGGACCTGTTGCAGTCGATGGCTGAGCGGATGTCGCGCCAGCCGGAAGTCACGCACCTGCGAGACGACGTGGCCCTTGTTTTGGCAGGGCTGGGCGGCATCGCCACGGTTGGCGAAATTGCCACCGCGTTGCTGGCCCGGCGCGGCAGCGTGCAAACGGGCCCAGCCCGACACAGCGAGGCCGAAGCGCTGACGCGAGCGGTCATCACCGTCGAGCGCACCAAGCAAGCAGCTCGTTGGCAACTGGTGAAGCGCGACGCCAACGTTCGGCCGCTGACTGAAGCGCCGCAAGTCGACGATCTGGTGGTCGCCACCCTCGCCAGCAGCGGCGCGACCGGGCTGTTCCCCTCCGCACCTGAGGTGCGTGCCAGTTACGCCGTGGTTCTGGGCGAAGCGGCCGACCGCCTGGCACAGCAAGACCCGCTGCCATCGTCACAACAGGTGGCCGACACCTTGGCGCGCGTCCCGCCACCTGCGGGGGATGCGGGCCTGAGCGCCGATCGCCTGATTCGCCTGGCGGCTGCGTGCGCCCGGCAGGCAGCCCTGTCCTCGCGCCTTGAGTTCTATCCGGTCCAGTTGTCCGCAGCACGCGCCGTCAAGCTGGCCACCAACTCGCTGCTCGGCTTGCGTCAGTTCGACATGGAGACCATCCGGCGTCGGATTTTTGCCCGCTACCCAGAGGCGGCGCCTTTGCCCGGCCCCTCGGAGCTGGAGCAGCTGCTCAAGGACGCGGGCCTGGAAGTCAAGTGGGACGGAGCCAAGCGCGCGTTCGTCACGCTTTATTCGGCGGGCATCATTTCTGGCACCACCCAGATCACCCGGTTCGGCACGACCAGCAACCGCCCGCGCTCGTCCACAGCGCCGGATGTACAGGCTGCACTGCAGATCGACGAGCGCATCAAGCACACCTTGACCAGCGGCAAGTTGCTCACGCTGTCTGTCGACCCTAAGGGCCTCGCGCTCGCGCAACGCGAACTGTCGCAGCGGTTTGGCTTGAAGGTCATCGACTTCGACGAGGTCGTGCTCACGCTGCTTGAGGCGCAAGCCAAGGAATGGGAAGTGGACTGGAACATCCTGCTGGCAGCCGATGGCGCACCTGCGGGTTCGGTGGATGCACAGAACTTCGCGACCGTGCTCGGTGAAGTCTGGCCCAAGGTCGAGGCGCGACTTTTGCAGGACGACAAGCCGGGCTTATTGGTGAATCTTGGGCTGGCTGCACGCTGGCAGAGGATGCCGCTGTTTGCCAAGCTGGCCGATGCCTGCATGTTTGGCAAGCGCCCGCCGCTGGTCGCCTTGATTGCCAGCCCTCTGACGCCTGACAACCGCCCCGTGCTGGATGGCGAAGCCGTTCCGGTCACCATCAACACCACCGACTACGGTCGTATCCCCCGCGCTTGGCTCGAAAACGCCCACCGCACACACGGCAGCGCGGCCGCCACGCCCAGCACGAAGTCAAAACAACCATGATCAATCGCACCAAGCTGCTGGCGGACCTGAAGGTCCAAGTCCGAGACCTGGAGAGCGATCTGCGCGGTCGCTTTACCACCCATGCGGAGTACAAGAGCCGCCTCACGGCCGAATGGCAGGCGGCACGCGACGCCGGGCGCACATCAGAGGCCGTGGAGACTTGGTCTGAAGCGCAGTTCACCCAGTCCGCCGTAGCCTGGGTCTTGGCCTGCGTGTTCGTCCGCTTCTGTGAAGACAACGCTCTGCTCGACGCGCCGCTGATCGCCGGCACGGACGCCCGGGGTCAATCTGCCGTAGCGAGACAGGAAGGCTTCTACCTCCAAAACCCGACTGCTTCAGACAACGACTACCTGCACGACGTGTTCGCGGTCGCGAGCCGCCTACCTGGCCTGTCAGACGTCATGAAAGTCCAGCGCGTCTTGCTGACGGCCCCCGTCTCTGCCGACATGGGCAAGCAACTGGTGCGCTTCTTCCGGGCCACCAATGCCGACACTGGCGCGCTGGTTCACGACTTCGCTGATCCTGACTGGAATACCCGATTTTTGGGCGATCTGTACCAGGACCTGTCGGAGGCCGCGCGGGATCGGTACGCCCTGCTGCAGACACCAGAGTTCGTTGAATCCTTCATCCTGGACCGCACGCTGACGCCTGCGCTCGACATCTACACACTGGAAGAAGTCGATCTGATCGACCCGACCTGCGGATCGGGGCACTTCTTGCTCGGCGCCTTTGAAAGGTTGGCGCCACGCTGGCTACGCAAGCGGCCAGACAACGTCAATCTGGCATTGCAGGAGGCCTTGGACCGCATCGCGGGCATCGACCTGAACCCCTACGCCGTGGTGATCGCCCGGTTCCGACTGCTGGTGGCTGCGCTCAAGATGGCCCAAGTGCACAAGCTGAGACTTGCGCCGGACTTCCATCTGCACATTGAAACTGGCGACAGCCTGTTGCACGGATTCGATCAGCGCGACTACGCACGAGCACAGGTATCGCTGGCATTGAACACACCGCAAGAGAATCTGGCGACGGCTGCTGACCATCTGTATCGCCACGCGTTCGCAGCAGAGGACTTGACCGCGACCAATCAGATCCTGGCGAGAAAGTACGCGGCGGTGGTGGGCAACCCGCCGTATATCGCGGTCAAGGACCGTGCGGTTTCTGCCTTGTATCGAGAGCGCTTCTCCAGTTGCCACGGAAAGTACGCTCTCGTCGCGCCATTCTGCGAGAGATTCTGGGCATTGGCAAAGCCCATCGACAACGCGCAGCGAGCGGGCTACGTCGGCCTGATTGTCGGCAATGCATTTATGAAGCGCGAATTTGGGAAGAAGTTGGTTGAAGCCTTCTTCCCAGCGCTGGATCTCACCCATGTGATTGATACCGCCGGCGCGTATATCCCTGGGCACGGCACACCAACTGTCATCATGTTTGGCCGAAACCGCCCACCATCAAGCAACGTGATTCGTGCGGTCATGGGGATAAAGGGTGAGCCCTCCACACCTGTAGACCCTGCTCAAGGCATTGTATGGCGTGCGATTGTCAATCAGATCGATCAACGGGGATCTGAATCCGAATGGATTAGCGTCACAGATACTGATCGACCAGTGTTCTCTCGACATCCATGGAGCATTGGAGGCGGAGGAGCGTCAGAACTCAAAACTGAAATTGAAGAAAATGCGGCCGGCAAGCTCAGCGCGATCACCGATGAAATGGGGATTGTCAGCGTCAGTGGCGAGGATGATGTCTATTTAATCGAACAAAGAGGAGTCGCCGAGCGGCACGGAATTGAATCGGTTCGCGACCTTGTTACCGGAGATCAGGTCCGAGATTGGACTGCCTCAGGACTTACGGCAGTTTGGATTTACGACAACGATTTCAATCTGCAGTCAATCGAAAACGCCCCCAAGACTCATCGCTTTCTTTGGTCGTTCAGGACTAATTTATCAAAGAGAAGACGCTTTGGTACACCTATGCTGGAGCGTGGATTATCTTGGTATGAGTGGCAGGAGCTTTACTCGTCAAAGATTAGATCCCCCTTGACTATCACCTATGCTTTTGTCGCAACTCACAATCACTTTGTCCTAGAGCGTGGTGGAAAAGTATTCAATCGGTCAGCGCCGGTCATCAAGCTTCATCAGACCGCAACGGAGGATCAGTATCTTGGAATACTTGGAGTTTTGAATTCATCATTGGCCTGCTTTTGGGCTAAGCAGGTCTTTCACAACAAAGGCAGTACGGTTGATCAACACGGGGCAAGGCAGAGAACTGATGCCTTTGAAGATTTCTACGAGTTCACATCCACAGGGCTTGGCAAATATCCACTGCCAGAGACTTTCCCCTTAGCAACGGCAAAACTGCTGGATGAATTAGCCCGAAATTACATAGACGGATTGCCAAGCAAAATAATCGATTCACCGATTCCAAGCCGTCAACATCTTGACGCAGCAAAGACAATCGCTCATTCAAGTCGCGAGAGAATGATCAGCTTGCAGGAGGAGCTTGATTGGGAAGTCTATAAGCTGTACGGCCTAACCGATGAAGACCTTGGACTCAGTGGCGATGTGCCTGCATTAGAACTTGGGCAACGTGCATTTGAAATTGCGCTTGCCCAGGACTGCGCCTCAGGCGCGGCGAGCACGACTTGGTTCGAACGGCATAGCTCGCAACAGATCACGTCTACGCCAGCCCATTGGCCAGCAGACTACCGTCTCGTTGTTGAGAGGCGCATAGCCACAATTCGACGCTCGCGAGACATCGCTTTGATTGAGCGTCCGGAATTCAAGCGACGCTGGGCCAGCGAGGACTGGAACTCACTGGAAAAGACTGCTCTTGAACAATGGCTCTTGAAGCGTCTGGAGGCCGTTGACCTTTGGCAGCGCGATGCGCATCCTGCGCCGAAGTTGCGTTCGGTACGCGAACTGGTCGACGCCTTATCCGGCGACGACGATTTCCGGCGCGCTTTGGACTTGTATGCAGGCACCGGTAGCGATGCGCATGCGACCGTTGTAGCGCTGGTGCAGCAAGCATGCGCTCCTTATCTGGATGCACTGCGGTACAGCGAAAGCGGATTGCGAAAGCGTGCGGTCTGGCGGAACACCTGGCTGATGCAGCGGCGTGAGGATGCAATCGATTCGTCAGTGGCTCAGCGATTGAGTGGTGAGCCAACTGAGGTCATCAAGGATGAACAGGCTCGCCGTAAAGCTGCAGAAGTGGGTGCCATCCCCGTCCCGCCGAAGTACAAGCAAGACGACTTCCGCGACGGTGTCTGCTGGAAGTTGCGTGGGGCGCTGGATGTCCCCAAAGAACGCTTTGTCAGCTTCCCTGGGTTGGAGCGCAGCAACGATGCTGGAAGCCCAATGCTGCTTTGGGCCGGCTACGACGCCAAGGCCCGTGCCCTGGCGCTAACGGGCCACCTGTACGAGATGCTGCAACGCGAGGGCGCCGACGCGTCTCGCTTGACGCCTGCGCTGGCCGGGCTGGATGAACTGCTTCCCTGGGTTCACCAGTGGCACAGCGAGATCGACGACGACCTGGGCATGAGTACCGGCGACTACCTTCAGGGCTTGCTCGATGCGCAACTGGCCCAGCACGGGCTAACACTCACGGCGGTGCGTGCCTGGCAGCCGCCTGCGCCTGTTCGCCGCACGCGCGGCAGACGCTCCAGCGCAGCCGCGCAGGCCTGACACGAATCACGAGGGATACAACAACATGCCAAAACTACGCGAGATATTTGACCTGCCCGAACAGGTCCACCAGGGCGACTTTGTTCTGCGCCTGACCGACGGCTTGAACACCCCAGCGGAAACCGTGCGCGACTACATCGCCACGCCCCAGTTGGTGAAGTGTTTTGATCAGGCGCTCGGCGTGGTCAAGGGTGCGATCGACAGCCGCATGAGCAAGGGCGCTTACCTGCACGGCAGTTTCGGCTCGGGTAAGAGCCACTTCATGGCCATCCTTTCGCTGCTGCTGCGCGGCGACGCCACGGCCCGTGGCAAGCCAGAGTTGGCTTCGGTGGTGTCCAAGCACAACGGCTGGACGCAGGGAAAGAAGTTCCTGGTTGTGCCGTACCACATGATCAATGCCGAGACGCTGGAATCGGCACTGTTCTCGGGCTATGCCGAGCTGACTGCACGCCTGCACCCCGACGCGCCGAGCCCCGGTTTCTACCAGAGCGAGGGCATGCTCAACGATGCGCAGAAGCTGCGCACGCAGATGGGAGACGAGGCCTTTTTCCGCACCCTGAACGGTGCGACCGGTGCCGCCACCGGAGGCGGCGGCTGGGGGCGTGTCACGCAGACCTGGGCCCCTGCGCGCTTCGAGGCCACGCTGAAAGTGCCGCCCGGCAGCCCAGAGCGCTTCCAACTCGTCGGTGCGCTGACACGCGCCTTCTATGGCAGCGTGAGCCACCTCTCTGCCTCGCAGCGCGAGATGTACACCTCGCTCGACGAAGGCCTGTCGGCAATGTCGCATCACGCCAAGGACCTGGGCTACGACGGCATCATCCTGTTCCTGGACGAGTTCATCCTCTGGCTGGCCAGCCGGGCCGCCGATGTGGCCTGGATTGCCCGCGAAGGACAAAAGGTCGCCAAGCTGGTGGAGTCGAGCAACGCCGACCGACCGACGCCCATCGTCAGCTTCATGGCCCGCCAGCGCGATCTGCGCGAACTGGTTGGCGAGCACATGCCCGGCGCCGAACAGTTGTCGTTTGCCGACACGCTGCAGTATTGGGAAGCGCGCTTCGACAAGGTGAATCTGGAAGACCGCAACCTTCCAGAAATCGCCAAGAAGCGCCTGCTGCGCACGCGCGGCCCTGCCGAGGAAGCGCTACTAAGGGGTGCCATAAACAAGCTGCTCAGCAGCCAGCCCGAAGTGCTGCAAACCCTGCTGACACGCGATGGCGATCAGCAGATGCTGCAGGATCTGTACCCCTTCACACCGGCACTGGTTCAGACCCTGATCGCCGTCTCGTCGATGCTGCAGCGCGAGCGCACAGCACTCAAGCTGATGCAGCAAATGCTGGTGGACAAGGCCGACACGCTGGAGATTGGCGACGTCATCCCGGTGGGCGATCTGTTCGATGTGATTGCCGACGGCGACGAACCGTTCACCCACGGCATCAAGCTCTTTTTTGAGCAGGCCAAGCAGCTCTGGCGTCGTCGCCTGCTGCCGATTCTGGAAACCCAGCACGGTGTGACCTGGGAAGACATCGAGGCGGGCAAGGCCGACCCGAAGAAGGCTGCCGCGCTGCAAAACGACGCCCGTCTGCTCAAGACCCTGGTGTTGGCCGCTTTGGTGCCCGAGGTAGAAGCCCTGAAGAACCTGACGCCCACCAAGCTGGCGGCGCTGAACCACGGCACGATCCGCACGCCAGTGCCTGGCAGTGAGGGCATCACTGTACTGACCAAGCTCAAGCGTTGGGCGGGCCAGGCGGGTGAGATCAAGATTGCCGACGACTCGCCGAACCCGATCGTGTCGGTGGAAGTCGCCAAGGTGGACACGGATGCCATTCTGGCCAACGCGATGTCGTTCGACACGCAGGGGAACCGGCAGGCAGAAGTCAGGCAACTGATCACCGATGGTCTGGGGCTCGCCGACGTCGGCTCCAGCCTGCTGCCCCCGGAGATGGAGATCAGTTGGCGCGGCTCGCGCCGCAATGCGGAGATTCTGTTTGGCAACGTCCGCGAGCAGTCCTTCGACACTCTTAAGGGGCGCGAAGGGACGTGGCGCATCCTGATCGACTTCCCGTTTGACCACCAACCCGAACACGGCCCACAAGACGATGTGGCCAAGATCAACGGCTTCCTCAACGACGGCCGGGTCGGGCGCTCGGTGGCCTGGCTGCCGTCCTTCCTGTCACCCAACACCCAGGACCAGTTGGGGCGGCTGGTGGTCATCAATTTCGTGCTGCGTGGCAACAATCTCGATCAGTACGCCAGCCAACTGTCGCAGGCAGACCGTGAGCAGGCGCGAGTACTGCTGACAAACCAGCGGGACCAACTGCGGCAGTTCATTCGCAACTGCTTGTACACCGCCTACGGTCTCAACAGTGTGGCCCAGGAAGCGCTGGACCCAGCGCAGACCGTCGACGAGCACTATTTCAGCCTCGACCCCTCTTTGGTCTTGCGCCCACCGGTGGCGGCCAACTTCAAAGGTGCGTTCGAGAAGTTGACCGAACAAGCGCTGGACTACGAGTTTCCAGCCCACCCGCACTTTGATGCCGAGCCCAGGCCGATTGCTGTGAAACGCCTGGCTGATCTGATGGTGCTGGCAGCCCAAAAGCCAGCCCATCGGGTCGAGCTCGAAGCCTCGCTTCGGGACGACGCCAAGCGCATCGCACCCAAGCTTGATCTGGCTGAGGTGGGCGAAGCAGCGCTGCAGTTGCGCGATGACTGGTCGCAGCACTTTGCCCGACAAATCGCGCAGCAATCTGGCCGCGAACCCACTGTGACCGACCTCCGCCGTTGGCTGGACCTTCCCGACAGGCGCGGCCTGCGCGAAGACCTGCAAGACCTGGTGATCCTGACCTGGCTGGCCAAGAGCAATCGCTCCTTGTACCGTTTCGGCCAGCCCTTCAAGGGCGAAATCGGCAACGTGCCCAACGAGTGCGAGGTGCGCGAGCAGCCCTTGCCTACCACGGCCGACTGGGACAAGGCCACCAAGTTTGCCGGCGATATGTTGGACCCGGCCATGGCAGCGCTGTACCGGTCAGCACCGGGACTGGTGGAGTTTTCTCGCGCGGCACGCAAGCGTGTGACCGACACGGCAGCCCATTTGCTGAACTACCTGCGCGTGGTCGAGCAGTTGATGACCTTGGTGCAGACCGATGTCGTCGCCACAGGTGAGCCTGCCCTTCGCAAGACAGGCGCAACCCGCCTGCGCGACTGGTTCGCGGCCATGGAGTCCAGCAGCTCGGAGTTTGACCTCGTCAACCTCGTGGCGAGGCTGGACTTCAGCACCGAAGAAGTCGCCGAAACCAAGGCGGTTCTCGGTGGGGTCCAGGCACTGGCACGTGTCGAGGCCAAGCACTACCTGGTCAACAGTCTGCGCTCGATCGCGAGCGGCAGCGGTGAGTTTGCGCCGCGTGCCAACCAGATTCTGGAGAGCCTGGCGCACGCTGTACTCCGCTACGAGTACGTCGATGGACTTCAAGCCGCTGTCGCCCAGTTCGAACGCGACGCGGGAACGCTGATGGCCGATGTCGCCAACCGGGCGACGCCACCGGCCCCGCAGCCTCAGCCCGCGCCGGAGCCAGAGCCGGAACCCGGCATGAAAGCGCCGCAACGCATTGAGCGCGCTAGGCTGGTGAAGACCGATGCCCTGCAGGCATTGGCGGATGCGCGCACGCTGCTTGAGGGACTCGGCGAGGTCAGTGTGGACATTCAGATCGTGATCCGGGAACAGGAATGAAGGTCCCGGCGCATCAAATCAGCCTCCAGGCCAAGCAGGCCCACGAGGCCGACCCACGAGCAAGGTTCATCCTGCTGCGGCTGCCGCCAGATGCCTTCGATGGTGCGGCGGTGGATGTGAACGCCGGGAGCTGGCCAGTCTCGGCCTGCAGTTCCCCGTTGTCGGTTCGAGATGCCATGAGACGTCATTCAACCAGCACGACGCCGGTTGTCTTGCTGTTCTCAGGTGACGAGAGTGACTTGGGCTCTGACGTACTGGCCCGCTGCGCCAAGCGGCGCGCCATTAGCCACGACCTTTGGCAGACCGTCTTGGCGCTGTTTCGGGCGGCGCACATTGATCCGCGATTGGCCCGCCACCGCTGGTTGGCCGAACTGCTTGTGCGGTACATGCCAGCAGAGGGATACGCCCCGGTTCGATCACTCGTCCTGGATCAAGACCGCGCCTGGAAAGAGCTGTTCCGGGTTGTCTTGGGCTTCGAGTCCTATCCGCCGACCGAACTTGACCTGCTGAAATGGGCCGGCGATGCCCAGCGGCGAGAGCAATTCAAGGCACTGGAAGACACCGCCCGTCAGGAGACAGTCCAACGGTTACGTGAAGCGCTGGGCGACCTGGTGAGCTTTGTCTTCGCGGCCATCGACACGGGCAGCGCAGATGAACTGGTCGCCATTGCCATGCTCTGTGAAGCCCTGGAAGACAAGACCGCTGGCACGGAGGCGAGTCGGGCAAAGGTGGCTGCCCGACTGGAGGTGCTGTTCGATGGACTGACGATTTCGGCACACACCACGCACCAACTGGCTGGCGCAGCTGACGCCTGGTTCGACCGCGCCCCAGAGGCAGCCAAACAGCAGCAGGTTGCACGCTACGAGTCGCTGGTGACACAGCTGAAGGCTGAGTCGCTGGCGGCGCATGCACGGTATGGGAGCGCAGCACTGCGCGAAAAGACAAAGGCCTTCGCGGGCGCACTGAACGAACTCAACCTGTCCGAGGCCATTTCGCGATTTGGGCGTCTGATGGCCCACCGTGGGCCGGTTCTGAACAGTCGCTCGGAGCTCCGGTGCAAGATGGCTGTGCGGCTGGTGAGCTGGCTCACGCAAACTGCCAACTCATTTCCGTCGGCATTGAATGCGCTCGCTGAGCAATATCGGAACGAAATCGCCTGGGTTGATTGGGCGCAGACGGTACTGCTGGAGGGCGACGACTCTGCTGACTTGGCGAACGCCTATGGAATTCTGCGCGAGAACACGCGCGTTCGAAGGGACTTGTTTGACCGTCGGTTCGCCGAGTCACTGTCGGCCGATCAGCCAAACGGGACGACGCTGATTCCGATCGAGGACGCGCTCGACAAGTGCGTCGCACCGGTTGCGGTGGCTGGTCGCAGCTTGCTGATCGTGGTAGACGGGATGAGCATTCCCGTTTTCCTTGAGCTGCATCACAGCCTGACAGATCACGGCTGGGTTCAGTTCGAGCGCGCGGAAGGCTCCTGCTCGACCCTGTTGACCATGCTGCCGTCTACAACAGAGGCATCCAGGACGTCGCTGCTTTGCGGTACTGCTTGTGCTGGCTCAGCGTCGACGGAGAGGTCAGCATTCAGTGCCTACCCGTCGCTCGTTGCCCCGTCTGTTGCTGGCAAGCCGCCAGCCATTTTTCACAAGCGAGACTTGCTCGACAGTTCTGGCGTCACCCTTTCGGATGACCTGAGAACGGCCCTGAGCGACACACGGCAGCGGGTCGTTGCGGTTGTGATCAATGCGGTGGACGATCACTTAATGAAGTCTGACCAACTTCGCCTTCGCTGGGACATTGCACAGTTCAAGGGGCTGGACGCACTGCTGGCGGAAGCACGGTCATCCGACCGGGCAGTGATCTTCACAAGCGACCACGGCCATGTGCTCGACCAGGACACCACGATGCAGGGGGCGAGCCCCAATGCTCGATGGCGAGAACCAAATCTGGAAGCCTATCCCGGCGAGATTGCCCTGAAGGGCAAGCGAATCAAGGCTGCAAGTGGCATGGACGAGGTTGTTCTGGCCTGGAACAGCAAGTTGCGCTACGCCAGCAAGCGAAATGGCTACCACGGTGGCTGCGCGCCTGCCGAAGCGCTTGTTCCGTTCGCAACCTACCGCTATGGCACCAAAGCTGCGGAAGGTTGGAGCATTCGAGACGAATCCGCACCCGCCTGGTGGCAGGCGCGATGAGACGCGATTCAGGGATCAAGGAATGAGAGCATGGCACGAATAGAAAACCACAAATACAGCATCGAGGAAGCCTTCAGGGAGTGCTTCTACATCGTCCCGGACTACCAGCGCGAGTACGTCTGGACGGACAAAGAGGTCCACCAACTCCTTGAGGACATCAACGAGCAAATAGACGCGGGTTCGACCCGGGAATACTTCATCGGTACGGTGCTGGTGTCGCCGACCGATCAGAAGAATCACTATGAGGTGATCGACGGGCAGCAGCGCCTGACAACTTTCTTCCTGCTGCTCTGCGCCTTGAAGCATGTGTTCCAAGCTGAACCACAGAGGCAGACCGTCAGCGGTTTGATCTCGACCAGCTACACCGACAGCGACGGCGAGACGAGGACCAGTCTGAAACTGGAGCCGCGCTACGAAAGCGCAGGCGAGGTCATGGCCAAACTGGTGGAGTTGGACGCCGACCCGCAAGCCGTGCGTGCCGGTATCCAGGCAGCAGGTATCGCCAGCTTCGGATCGCTGGAAAACCTGGTCAACGCCTACGGAACGCTTCACCGCTACCTGAAGGACAACTACGACGACGCAGCCAAGCTGAAGAAGTATTGGGGCTACCTGGCCAACAACGTCGTGTTCATCCAGATCTCGACGGATGTGAGTAGCGCGTTGAAGATCTTCGAAACCATCAACGAGCGCGGTGTCGGGCTGAACCCCATGGACTTGCTAAAGAACCTGCTGTTCACGCAGGTCAAGCAGATCCAGTTCACCCAGCTCAAGGATGAGTGGAAGAAGATCACCAAGCCGCTGGAGAAGGAGAAAGAAAAGCCGCTGCGGTTCCTTCGCTATTTCCTGATGGCCAACTACGTCATCAAGAACGAGCGTGGAGACGCAGTGGTGCGGGAAGATGAGATCTACGATTGGTTCGTCGACAAGGACAACGCTGCGTTGTGCGACTACGCGAACAAGCCGTTTGAGTTCGTGCGGAAGGTCATTCGCAGCGTCGAGCACTACCTCGCCTTCGGCAATGGCCTTGGCAACGATGGCAAGCCGAGTCTTGCGATGGACAGTCTCAAGCGGTTGGCTGGTGGCGCGTTCAGCTTGCACTACGTCTTGCTGCTGGCAGCGGCTGCCTTGCCCAAGCCGCTGTTCGATCACTTCGTCGCCCAGCTCGAGAGCTTCCTGTTCTATTACATCTTCACCAAGACGCCGACCAAGGATCTGGAGCGGAACTTTTCGGTGTGGGCCGACGAGCTGAGGGCGATTGCTGCGGTGACGGACCCGGTAAAGCAGCGGCTAGCTCTGAACGCGTTCGTGGCGGACCGATTTGAGAGCAACATGGCAGCGAAATCGCCGGAGCTGTCAGATGCGCTCAAGCGCTTCTCGCTGTACACGATGCAGCAATACCGGACCCGGTACCTGCTGGCACGGTTGACCCAGCACGTCGACATGGCGTTCAGCGGCGTCAAGTCACCGGGCAGCCTGGAGCCGTACACCAATCTAGAAATCGAGCACATCCTGCCGGACACGCCCACCGCAGCGCTGCGGGGCAAATGGGCCACGGAGAACCCGGGCGCTGCGTATGACGACTACAAGAACCGGCTGGGCAATCTGACTCTGTTGGAGAAGCCGATCAATATCGTGGCTGGGAACGATTTCTACGCGACGAAGCAGACCGAGTACCGTAAGAGCAGCAACTACCTCACGCGCAGCTTGGTCGAGCTGACCAGCGTCGGGCAGAACACGTCAATCTCCCGGATCAACGAGAAGTTGGAAGCCTTCCCCTCCTGGGAAGCCGCATCGATCGAAAGGCGGCACAGCATGCTCATGGCGCTGGCTCGGGATGTCTGGAAAACGACGCCCATCGAGGTCTGACAAGGGAGCGCAATCACGATGTCAAATCCAAACACCCCCCCAGCGATGTGCGCCGACTGCGATGCATTGGTCGGCGCCTCCCGTAGCACCAGGCCGCATGCGAACCTTGAGCACCAGGACAGCCGGAAGGTCTCGTCGATGATGGGCGCCGCTGACGAGGCCTACTACCGGTGCAAAGTCTGCGGCCATGAATGGCTGCATGAGACGGGCTCTTGCGGCATGGGCTGGGTTGCATAGGAGCCGCCTCACACGGTCAGCAAGGCCACCTCGGCGCTGCGCCGCGTCACAAGACCCGGCAGCACTTTCCCGCCGCCATAGACCCACCGCCGCAGCTCCTGCCCGACTGCGATCCAGTCCTGCTGATTGACCCTCCGCCGTAGGGTCGATGTCTGTAGCCGCCCGGCGCCGAGGTTGAACGTGAAGTCGACGATCGCCGCGAGCCGTCCCTCTGGCTGGGTAGCCAACACGGGGCAGAATCGCAGCGTCGCATCGAGCGCGGTCACAAGGTCCCGCGTCAGATAGGCTTCCCCCTCGGCCTGAGAGATCGGCGGGTGCGTCTGGACACAGAGATGGCCGTAGCCGATGGTCCAGAACCCGGCCGGACAGACGTAGGGATGAGCACGATCGGGATCGGACTTCGGCACGCGGTGGAAGCCCTCGAATCGCTTGGCCAGATCGACCGCTGCCTTCGGCACTCCGCTCACGGACGCACTCGGTCGAACACACGCCCGAGGAACCAGAAGTTCAACACCCCGGCCCACAGCGCCTGATCCGCTTCCGTCCAGGCGTGCAGGATGGCCGTGCCCCAGCCAGCGCCAGCGGTGACGGCAGCCGCGAATGCCGCCGTCTTGGCCGCGCAGTACAGCGCCATGAACCAGTAGGTGATCACAGGGCGCACGCTGCACGATAGTGCGTCGGCCCAGCGCACCCCATTGCGCTGCCCTTGCGCGGCGACCGACTCCCGAAGAGCCTCGATGGCGCCGACGTTCCAAGCCGCGTCGGCACTGGCGCCGATCTCAGACATGCGTTGCGCGCCGCGCAGCTTCTCGAACTCCAGCGCCTTGTCCTGCATCGCCAGCTCGTGGCCACGCTCGCCTTTGCGGTCGAGCCACTTGAGGAATTCAGGCGCAAGACGGAAGGCCCCACCAAGGAGGCCACCCAGCAAGGTCTCGATCATTGGCCACCTCCCATCAGCTTGAGCTTGATTGCGGCACCGACGAGAAGCGCCGCCAAGATACCGGTTGTGATGACCTTGATGACGGTCTGCCAGGCGGTACGCCGGGCGTCGCGCCACGCCTCCAGGAGATTCCGCAGTTCGTGGATGTCTCGTGCTGCGGTGCTGCTCTCCAACCCGAGGTGGGACAGCGCGCGTTCTGCACCGCGCTCGGCGGCACGGTCGAGCAGATCGTCGAAGTCCTCCTTGCGCATCAGGAGCATGTTTTCGACAAGCATGGGGGATTCGGGATCGGTCATGGGCTCTCCAGAAATGCGAAACCCGCCCGATGCATGAGCATCAGGGCGGGTCTCAGGGTTGAATCAGTTGGGTTTCAGATCTCGATGATTTCCAGGGTCAGGCTCGGCGCGATGCCCTCAACGGCGTCGTCGCGCACGAACACCTTCTGGCCAAGGGCCGCAGAGCCCCGCGCCTTGATCCGGCCACCACCGGGCAACACGACGGTGACCACGCCAGAGCCGACGTCGATCACGGTGCCAGCCTGCAGCGGCGGGTCGGGGATGAGTTGGCGGAACTGCTCGTAGAGGTTATGCATAGGCCTGCACCCCCAACGTCTGCCAGACCTCTGGCATCCCGGCTTCGACCTGGGTCGAGCGCACGAGGCCCAGCCGTGTGACGCTGCCGTCCTGGTACTCGACGAATGCCCCGGGCTCGATGATCCCGGTCTCGGCCAGCACCGGTAGGCGCAAGCTGACCTCGATCTGCTGACCAGTGTCGGCCAACACGGCGATGCCACGCTGCCTTGCGGCCGCCGCCTCGGTGATCAACGGGTCGACGACCATCGGTGCAAGCACGTCTCCGGCAGTGCCGGCACGGGTCACCTGCCCGAGCACGCCAACGTCCTGGCCCGAGACGAACACGCGGTTGTACGCAGGCTTCTCCAGCCAGCGCAGCGACTCGCGGGCAACGGCATCGACGGGCAGCACAAAGTCGGGCGTGACCGTGCTCCATTCCCACGGAGCCACCGGGTAGCGATGAAGCACACGGATGCTCTGTGCCGAAGGGTGCGGGACCAGGTAGCCCCCGGCAGCACCGGCGATGGCGGCCAGTGCCTCGATCCAAGTTCCCTGTTGCGAGAACACTCCGGCCGGAACGTTCCAGTCCGTCAGTCCCCAATCCACCGCCCAGCCCAGCGGGATGCCGTTGACCGCCAGCACGTCGTCCATCAACTGCCGCGCGGTACGAGCCTCAGGGTTGGAGAAGGTCATCACAGGGGCATAGGGGGCGGCCAGCACGGCATTTCGGCCTCGGCCGGAGATGCGGATGCTGGCGTCGCCAAAGCTGCGCTCGCGGCTGATGTTCTCAGCGAGCACTCGGAAGGTGGTGCCGTTGATGGTGGCCACGAGCTCGACCGGCCCGGATGCGTTGCCCGCAACCAGTGCCTCGGCCTTCGCGGGCAGCACCGCATCGAAGCCCCACGCCCAAGACGAGGCATCGAGCGACAGCGAGAGGTTGAACACCGGTACCGGCGCGCCATCGGACGCCCGGTACAGGGTCACGTTGTTGATCACGAAATAGACCCTCCGAACAGGAACGACCACCGGCTCCCCATCGGGCGGCGGCGGGGTGATGTGGTTTTCACAAAGGAACAGTAAGTGCCCATCTGTCGCGGCCAGCGCGGCAAACAACAGGTGCGGGCTCGGCGTGTAGCAAGGCTGCGGAATGGGTGGCTCGGGCACCACCCACCGGCTGATGCCCGGTGGCGGCGGCACCGCCTCCTGATACCTTCCGCGCCAGCCCTTCAGTTGCGGCCGTGCAGTCTGAAAATCGCTCCCCTGGCCGCGCACCACCAACACAGCGCTTTGCCACCGGGACACTCTCCCCGCGCGCTTGGTGCGGTCACCGTCCTGATGCCGGAACCGCGTGGCATTCCTCAGAGGGCCTGCGTTCTGGAACAGACCGCGTCGGGCCGCTTCAAACCGCATGGCGTCCTGGTGCGCAAACCACGTCGAATCCTGCAGTCGGGTCGCATCCTGGTGGCGAGCGCTTCGTTGCTCGGGCGCTGCCGCCAACACCGGCGGCAACCTGTGTTCGATGCCTTGAGGAACACTCAAGGTGCGTCGCCAGAACGCGGCCCAGCCTGCGGGTGTAGTGCCAGCGTCCTGCTGGCCCTGCGTGGCACCGTCCTCGGTCTGTCTCGCCAATTGCCAAGGGTGAGCGGTCTGGCCCACCGTCGGTCGCTGCGTGCGCGAGTAGTACCTGACCTCGCCGGAGAACACGACACCGGGAAGACTTGCGCCCGCCACGTCCAAGGGCACGCTCGGGCGCAGCACCAGGGTGCTGACTGTCAGTGCAGGCAGCTCGGCCAGCAGTTCGGCCCGCGCGGGCGGAATGAACTTGATTGAGACGACCGGAAGCGGCAGGCTGGCCAGCACCACCAGGTCGTCGCGCGGTGCGACGAAGCCCGCTCCAAACACCAAGTCGGCGTCGGTGGCAGCGGGCTGATCGAACAGCAGGTTGACCAGAGGTGGGCCGAACGCGATGCTGACTTTGGGTAACGGCAGCGTGGCGGCCAGCGTCAGTTCGCTGGATGCACTCGGCACGGGCTACCCCAGGATCGCCGACACCATCCGGGCGTCGCCACCCAGATAGAGATTGGTGCTGGCCAGCTTTACGTCGCCACTGCCATCGGTGCCGCTGCAGTCAAGATCCAGCGCCGTGACTTCGTTGCCATTGACCAGCCGCGCCCACGTAGCAACGCCGGTGCTGGTGATCAAGCCATCCTCCTGCTGCGCCAGAGTCAGGAGCCCACCCGCAATCGTGCCTGCGGGTTTGGTGAGCCTGATCTCGACCAGCATCGCGCTCGTCGGCGTCGTCGCCGGTGTAGCGGGTCGCGTGCCGCCGTAGATGCGCAGTCGCGCCGGGTTACTGCCCGCATCCAGGAACGCCAGGGTGCCCGCCAGCCGTGCCTCGTTGTGTTCGACAGTGATGGCAACGGTCACGGCATCATCTCCGGATGAAGGTTGTCCGCGATCACGGCGCGGTACATCTGCTTGTGGTCGTAGCTGACCACGGTGTACCTCTGGGCCGGGTCGATCAACTCGAACCGGTACGCGCCCGTGGTGTCGCTCCAGGTCTCGGCCACCAGGACGCGGGTGTTCTCGCTGATCAGTTGCACCCGCCGCACCAGGGGCTGGTCGGGCTGACCCTTCTCCTTCACGGTTCCGACGATCACCCCGTGGCCGCTGAAATGGATGTCCTTGCGGCCGTTCGGGATGGCGCGGAAGTGCCAGTCGTAGCCGCCGCCCCGGTTCCACAACACGGACGAGGGGCTGTTCAGCCGCATCAGGTCGCAATCGGCATTGACGCCGATGTTGGCGGCGGGATCGGGCAGCACCGAAGTCGGTCCACCGGACAGCGGCAGCAGGTCATCGGCAGCGTTCACGCCGACGGTTGCGGGAAACGCGGGCAGACCTGACGGCGTGTCACCCGCGATGGCGTGGACGCGCGCCGTGGCCCCATACAGGAACACGCCCGGGATCAGCTTGCCCCGGTACGCTGCATCCCCGACTTGGAACATCAGCACTCCGCCGGCCTTGAACTGGATCAGACGTGCCCAGGGCACGCCATTGGTGTCGAAGGCTCCGACGATGACCTCGCAACGCAGCGTCAGCCGCTGGCCGACGTTGAAGGTCGGGGCCACGTCGGCGACGCCCGCGACCGGTTTCGCTCCATCGTTGACGCCGCCCGTCACTGCCACGCCGTCCCCGAAGCCGCTGTTCCAGCGTGTCACGACCCAGGCACCGTCCAGATGCGCGAACCGGTAGCCCTCGGAACCGTTGCCGGTGGTCATCCACAGGCCGATGTGCTTGCGGGCGCTTGGGTCGGTCAGCAACTCGATGTCCGCCTCAAACCAGAAGTCGCCGTGGGCGGTTTCGTTGAAGCGCAGGATGGACTGGCTGTTCGGGGCCGAGATGTCGATGGATTGCTGGGCGCTGTTGTGTGTCGCGGCCATTCCGCCCAGCACGGCGGTGTAGCCGGGCGCGGGAGCCGTGGCGAAGGACTCGCTCAGCGGGTAGCTCATGGCTTACCTCCACGGGCCGGTGATGTCGAACGCGATCTGCGCGCCTTCGGTTTCAGAGCTGTACTGCGTCCTGACCAGCAAGAAGCGCTTGCCCGCCTGACCGACCACGTTGTCTACGATGGTCTGATCGCTGTAGGGTCGGTCTTGGGGCATCCACAGCATCCCGGGCAAGATGCCTCGCATATGCCCGTCCTCCTGCCGCACGTAGGTGGGCAGCAGCCACAAGCTGTAGTCAGCGCCATTCGGGAACGGTGTCGGGCCCCGGCCGCAAATCTGCTGACCGTTGTTGGTGTTCAGGGACGTCAGGCCGAAGCGAACCGGGTTGCCGAGCTGGGTGTGATTGCGCAGCAGCACCTTGCCCGTGAAGTCCAGCGAAGACACCAGACCGTAGCCGTTGTACTGCCCCGGGTAGCTTGAGTAGCCGCTGCTGCTGTTGCTCCAGTAGATATCTTCGGCGGCAAGGATCGTGGCGTAGCTGTCCCCTGGTTTGAAGCTGATGAGGTCGCCAAAGCAGTAGCAGTTGCGGCCATACCAGCCATAGCCCGCTGCGTTGGTGCAGAACAGAAAGAACAACCGGTCGTCACCGATCAGCACCCAATTGCGACCACCGGCACCGCCGTCGCCAGAGTTGTCGTACCCAGGACTGCGCGCGTGGTACCACTTGTACCAACCCCACTGGCCTGCTTGAACTTGCTTCCAGTTTTGCGTTGGGTTGTTCGGGTCATAGGGGGCCTGCGCGCCGACGATGGTGTCGATGTCCGACAGGTCTTCCACAATGCCGACGTTCGCCCACTTGGCCCAGCCGGTGGTGTAGCCCGGCGTCTTGAGACTGTCGTCGATCAGCAGGATGTTCTGTGGCGACTGCGGGTTCTTGCTGCGGTAGGCGGCCTTGCTCGTCCCCGCAAAAGGCTTCTCCCATCCGAGGGGCGCTACCTTGGCGCTCAGATTCGTGGTCGTCGTCGCGGGCGACACTGGCGTGCCCGTCACCGCATAGGTGAACGTGGTCATGGTCGTCGTCAGCACGCGGAACGATCCGTTGTACTCGGGCTGCTCGGCTCCGGCGACCAACACCACCTGATGTGGCTGGTACGCGTGGCCCGCCGTGATGGTGGCGGTGGCCACGCCATCGGCGAAGGTCAAGGTGTCGATGGCCTTCAGGGCGAAACCGTTGACGAGGCAGGCATCGAGCATCGTCACCAGATCGCCCCAGTTGTTGGAGATCTGTGGCGCGCCGGTCATGCCGCTGTTGAAGTATTTGACGGTCAGGTCGGTCATTTCATTGGTTCCTGTCTACGAAATCAGGGGGTGTCCACGTCGCCGCGAATCAGCAACGTGAAGTTGTCGTCGGGCACGGACTCCGGCCCCTGCTGGACGGTGCGCACCACCCAGACCGGGAACTGCGCGCCGATGGTGTTGAAGCGCAGCACGTTGCCGGTGGCCCAGCCATTGCCCCAGCCGAGCGCGGGCAGATGGAAGTACGGCACGCCGGTCGCCGGGTTGTTGGGCGCGCAATCCGCACTGGTGTTGCCTGTGGCGATCACGCCGACGTTCTCGCCGATGACTTCGAACGAGGTGCTGTTGGTCAGGCGCACGATCCAACGCTCGGTCAGTGCCCCCCGGTTCGTGACGCGGATCGGGTACTGCGTGTTGTTGAAGGTCGCTGTTGCGGAACTGCCCGACAAGGCATCCGACCACGTACCGTTCCACGTCGACTGGTCGAACACCAGATTCACGCGGGCAAACAGGTCACCGGCCACCAGGGCGCTGGAGACGTGACTCCCCAGCGGATATTCGTGTGTCAGGGCGCGCGTGAAACTGATCTCGCCACTGATCTGCACATCCCGCACCACGGCCATGTCCTCGATGCGGTGCTCGATGGTCACGGGCTGGCTGTAGCCCGACACGTTGATGAAGGTGACGGTGCCCGCTTCCAGATCGGTGGAGTACCCGGTGTTGATCACCGCCGCGTCGTGGCCAACGACACGCACGCGCGACAGGCGCACCCGCGCGCAGTTGATGGTCTGGCCGTTGCTGACCGAGGTTGTGATCTTGCCGGTGTGACCCACCACGGCGAAGCCGCCCGGGCGAAAGATCGGCACGCGCCCATCGCTGGGCAGGCGCACCGGATCGATGCCAAGCAGATCAGCGTCCAGCGGCAGATAGCTGTAGGCGACCGCGCTGTAGCGCACGCTGGATGCAGCCACCGGCTCGGGCCGGAAGATCTTTCCGTCAGTGCCCACCCGGTCGGCGGCGTACCAAGGCTGGCTCTCGTTCCCGGCCGCCGTGACCATCGTTCCGAAGCGCACGCGCACCAGACCGGTTTCGTAGTCGACGCTGCCGCCGATGCCGGTTGCCTCGATCTTGCCGTCAATCCCGGCCGTCACGCTTTGCGTGCCACCAACCGCGCGGGCGTACTGGATCGACAGCGACCCCGGACGCAGCGGGGCCGCGCCGGTGCGGAATACGTACTCGCTGGAGATGTTCTCGCCGACCGTGGTCACGCAACTGGCGCGTTGAATCGCGTTGTTCGTGCCCGCCGTCCAGGACGTCAGCGCCACGTCCCCGGACAGGTAGTTGATCGTGCCGCGCGTGACCCAGCCACTGGTGGTGAACTCGCGCAGCGTGCCCTGTCCGTTGTCGCCCCACGGCTGCGCGCCACTGATGGAGAGAAGCACCGTGCCAGTCACCACCTGGGCATTCACCCCCGGCACCAGCTTGAAGGCCGGGAGGAACTGAAACGTCTCGGTCTGGTTGCTAGTCGAGCCCGCGCTGTTGTAGCGCAGCTTGACGTAGCCGGACTCGTCGTTGGGGTACAGCGACGGCGCATCCACGTAGGCGATGCCGCCGTAGTTCAATCGCCACCGACCCGTACCGTTGATCGCCGCAGCCGTGTAGACCGGACGCGGGATGCGGATCGAGACATCCGGGTTGAAGGTCACCTGACCGGTCGCGTAGTTGACGGAGCCGACCGATGCGCCGTTCAGAATCACGTTGCCATTGCCATCGTCGCGGGCGATCTGGATGGGGTCGCGCCAGATCGAGACGCCAATGCCCATCTCCTGCAACTGAGCGAACGTGTACGCACCGAGCACCGCCTCGTCGGTGAAGGTGTTCCATTCAACTTCTAGGGAGCCCGGCTCGATGGCCCCAAGAGTCGCGGTAACCGGCAGCAACCCTGCACCATTGCGTGAGGGATGTGCGAAGGAATCCAGCTGCTTGGGGCCCGCCACGTAGGTGACGGTGAGCTCCGTGCCCACCGATGGCAACACGTTCGGCGCGAAGTCCACGCGGTTCTGCGCCACGCTGAGACTGCCAGTGGCGGCACCCGACAGCACGCCCGAGGTGGCCGCCGTGGCCGTCTTGGTGCCGCCGTACTCCCAGGACACGGTGAGCGACCCGGGCTGCACCGCCGTCCCTGCGGGCGGACTCAAAACAAGGCTCTGCGTCGCCTTCAGCGTGGTTGAGGGCTGCTGCGTTTCCTGGGTCGGGACGTTCCAGCTCAGGACGAGCGAACTACCCACGTCAGGCAAGGCCCCCAGCGTCACGACGAACGCACCGGTGTTTCTGTTGAACGTACCCGCGCCGTAGCTGGCATCCAGCCCCTTGAGTGAACCATTGCCGCCGTCGGACAGCACGTACCAGCGCCCTTGCGCCATGTAGCTGATCGCCAGCGTGCCAGGCTGCGGAATGGGGTTGACGGTGCCGACGTAGGACTGGCTGCGCGACTCCGGTGTGACCGGGATTTCCGAGCTCTGCGGCGCACGAAGAATCTGTGCGGCGGGCGTGTAGGTGACCGCCTTCGCGTTGGACATCGTCCCGGAATTCAGGGTCAGGATGCCGTTGGCGTAGTCGATGGTGCCAACCGTCCCGCTGGCGGTCTTGAGCAAGCCCGCGTCATCGAAGATCGTGATGCCATCGGTCTGGATGGCCAGTGACCCGGGCAGGCATCCACCGGGCAGGTTGAACTTGATGCTGGTGGTCCAGGCGTGGCTGGCGGTGTAGCTCACCGCGACAGCCCCAGGCACTGGCAATCCAGCGGCCGCGTAGGGAGGGACGAAGGAGATCGGCGTCTCGGTCTGCGCGCTCGGCACCAGCTGCGTGTAGATCGAGGCGCCCCGGATCGTGAAGTCGCCGACCGCAGCGGCTTGGGTCAGTGGCACCACACCGACGTAGGTTCCGGCGTCGGCCACGACCGTGTCACGCACCTTGGTACCGTTGGTGGCGCGCGTGAACGTTCGGGTCGCGGGCGAGCCGGTGAAGTCGTACCTCAAGGCATCGCTGATGTCGACCGTGACGACGTTGGCCTTGTAGTCCTGGTCGCCGTTGTAGGTGAAGGTGCGCTCCACCACAGAAATCGAGGTGGCCCGGATGTACTGCTCCTTTTGCGTGCCCAAACCCTCGTTCTCGATCAAGACCAAGGTCTGCCCGACGTTGGGGATGGTGTCGGTGACGCGCTGGAAAAGCTGAATCACGCGCTGGCCCGCGATGTGGTTCTCGAACAGGTAGCCCGCCCACTCGGGGCCCTTGTTGAGGTAGGCCTCGATGCGCACTTGCGCCTGCTCGCGAGTGTCGAAAGTCTTCTCGGTGCTGAACAGCGTGACGCTGACGCGGGCATCCTGCGGCGGCTCGGCCACGATCACGTTGGCACCGAAGTAGGTGTCGGTGTCGTCGGTCTGCACCGAGACGAAGGACTTGCGCAGATTGACCCTTCCCCCGGCGCGATCCAGCTCGGAGATGTCGGGGAAGATGGCGTTCGAGACACCATCGGCAATGGTGATGCCTGTGGGTGCGCCACCGCCCTCGGGAACGTCCGCCATCACGGCGGACTTCAGCAGTTTCACGTCGCCGGACTGGATCGGCATTTCAGATCTCCAGGAATCGCAGGGTCAGGCGATAGAAGTCGGTGTCAGCGCGGGCCGGAATGCCCAGAACCGGCTCGGACTCGATGGGCGTTTCTGTATGGCGGAAGGCCACGGTGAACGCGCGGCCATCGTTGAGGCTCAAGACGAAGCGGCCTGCGTTGTTGCCGACGGGAATTGCGGACCACGCGCGCAACTGCTCGACCGTGGCACGCGTCACCCAGGCCATATCGGGCGCGCCCACCAGCGTGATGGGGCGACCGGCCTGCCGCGTGGCGGACTGGATCAGCAAGGCTCCGGTGATGAGGTAGGACGTGGCCGCCACAGCGGGCGACCACGCGTGCTCATCGCTCCACAGCAAATCGTCGGGCAGCAGCAAGGCCACCTCATTGGAGAGGTTCTTCAGTTGCATCGGAATGGACTCACACCGCCCGGGTACGAGCAGCGTCAAGAAGTTGCAGAAGGCGCGACTCGTCGCGCGCATCGATGGAGGCGCTGACCTTGCGGTCTCCCGAGGAAAGCTCCACACGCACCGTGCGGCTGGGCCCGGCGTCTGTCGCCAGCACAGGTCGGGTCAGCCGCGTGGCGTTGGGCTGAACCAAGCCGCCTGTGGCGAAACCCTGAACGCCCGCGAGCGCGCGACCGGCCAAGGCCTGCGCCGGGGCGGACAGGTTGTTGATCGCTTCGAAGAAACCAGCGCCATAGCGAGACACCGCATCCTTGTTCACAACGTACTCGCCTGGCGTGAGCATCGCCGGGACGGTGTCGGACTTGGCCATGCCACCGCGTCGGTAGAACTCGCCCTGGTTCTGCTCCATGTAGTCGATCAGATCCCGCTCCAGGTCTTTGCCATAGACCAGCGGCTGCGCCATCGCCTGCCGCCAGTTCTGCTTGATCCGATCCAGGGTCTGGCGCTCATTGCCGGTCAGTACCTTGCGGTCGACGAAGCCCTCCAGCGCGCGTCGGTCCTCTCGCGCCAGCTTGCCCCAGTACTCCATCGTCTTGCGTCGCATGTCCAGGCTGACCGAGGCACCGTAGTTCCACTGCAGCCAGCTGGTGTACTGGTCCAGCCCCTGCAGGCCGAGCTCGATCATCTTTTGAGCCTCGGCAGCCTCGCGGTTCTTCTTCGGGGTACTGAACTGCTCGCCGCCAGCCGGAGATCGACCGTCACCGAACGCTCGAACCGAACCGCCGATGGCGAATCGGGCGACACCATTGGCCAGTCTCGACAACGCGCCGCCGCCGTACTTCTGCACCGCAGCCTTGCGAATCACGAAGGCGCCCGCATCCAAGGTGCGCGGCACCGTGTCGTGATGGCCGGAGCCGGGAACCGAGCCGCCACTCATCCGGGGAAAGGCCGGAGCCACCGCACCACCGTCGGCATATCGGCGCACGCCACCACCGACCAGACCACCGGTGGCATTCGTTTCCACCTTCCTCACGTAGATCGTGTGCGTGCTCGAGGTGTTGGCCCCGTTCAGGCTCATGACCTCGGCGCGGGCCGCATCGGCGTTGGTGCTGACCTGGTGCCGGGATTCGGTCTGGATGCGATCCAGTGCCTTGATCTGACCCTCGACGTTGGTGATCGCGGCCTGCGCCTTCTCGGTCGCCACCTTCAGTTCGAACTGTGAGTTCTGGTCGGCGTAGGTCTTGAGCTTGGCCAGCGCCTCTTTGGCTTTGGACACGTCGGCGTCCACCGGCAGCGTCTTGCCTTCCTTGAGCAGTTGCTCGTACTGCTGCAGCTTCTTCTCGGCCTCCTGCAAGTCAGCCTGAATCTTGAGCAGGTACTCCTTCTCGGCCAGCAACTTGTCCAGATCAGTGATGGCCTTGTCGAAGCGCGTCGTGTTGGCGTCCAGCGTGACCTTCAGGCCGTCTTTCAGCTTGGCCGTGATCTGGTCGATCTGGGTTTCGGTCTGCGTGAGGGTCTGCTGAATCTGCTCGCGCGCAGTCAGCGCAGCCTGTGCAGCCGTCTGGTGCGCCTTGGCTTCGGCATCCAGGGTCTTGTTGAGAATCTCCTCGGACTCGCGGATGCGCTGGATGGCTTGATTGACACCATCCTTGCCCTGTGCGATCTGTGCGTCGGCATCCTTGGTCTTCTGGGCCAGTTCGGCGCGCAACGCGTCTGCTTGGCGCATCAGGGCTTCGGCTTGCGCGTATTCCTGCTTGCGATAGGCATCGCGTGACTGCGATTCGAGCTGGGTGACCTGCGAAACCGCCTGCTCGGACTGCTTGCGGGCGTCTTCGCCGCGCTTGGCTTCGCTGGTTTGCGAGCTGGCCACCTGCGAGGCCAAGTCCATCGCCTTCTGGGCCAGTTGTCGGGCCTGCTCGAACTCGCCGTTGGCAAGCGCCTCGCGGGCCTTCTCCTGGTACTCGGCGATCTGGCGCTTGCGGTCTTCCGTGGCCTCGAAGTCGGTCATGCCCTGGCGACGGATGTCGCGGACACGCTCCTCCGTCGTCATCGAGAGCTGGCGTTTCTCCTCCTCGATGCGTTTGATCTCGGCCAGATGCCGGTTGGCCTCGGTGTTGAGCGCGTCGATGTGCTGTCGGTACTCGGCCAGCGCCTGGGTCATCGTCTGGCGCTTGGTCGCCAGGATTTCGTTCTCGACCCGCTGGACGTTGGCCGCGCGCTCGGCTTCGGTCTGACCGTCACGGCGTGCCGCTTCGATCTTGGCCCGCGACTCGTCGTCGATCAGTTTCAACGCGTCGATAGTCGCCTGCCGCCGCAGCGTGGTCTGCTGGGTCAGCGCATCGGTCAGCAAGGCTGTCGACTTGGTGATCAGCGCGGCTTCGGACTGCTTCGAGACTTCCAGCGCGGATTGCTCCTGCTGGTAGCGTGCCTTCACCGCCTCTATCTGGCGCTGCAGGTTGGCTTCGACGATGGACGTCAGGCCCTTGTAGGCCTCGGCCATCTTGGCAGTGGCGTCGTTGACCGTCTGATTGGCCTTGCCGACGGCCTGCTCGACCTCACCGAGGCGAGACTTCAGCTTCTCCAGGGCACCGTGGACGGCCTCGATGCCACGCCCGACCGCTTCCTGCGTACCCTGGCGCACGGCTTCGAGCCGCTTCGCGATCTCCTCGGCGGCGGTGGCGGCGGTGTTCATCGCGCCCTTGGCGGCGTCCGCGCCCTTGGTTGCGTCGGCGTACATCTGCGCGAAGATCTGGTTCATCTCCGCGAGGCGGGCCTCATGGCGCTTGGTGGCCTGCTCGATGGTGTCCGACGTGAAAACCGCCTTGAATACCTCCCAGCGGTACTGCAATTGCTCGATGCCTTTCATCAGCATCTCGACCATGAAGATGCCCGCCTTGCGGACGATCTCGAACTTCTCCGACAGCCACGTCCCGATCTCCCAGCCGACCAGGAAGGCACCCAGCACGGCGAACGCCGTCTTGAGCACGCCGACGCTGGCCACGGCCGCCGACACCGACAGGTTGGCCGTCGTCCAGGCTGCAGCGGTGGCACTGGCGGCCGTGACTGCCGCCGCACCGGCGGTCTGCCACGCGGTGATGAGCGCCGGGATCAGGCGGTAGATCAGCACCGCAAGCCCGACTTCGGCGATGCGCTTCAACCACTGCATCAACGTGTCGAGGTTGTTGGCGAGAAAGGTCAGCGCCTCAGCCAGCTTCTTGGTCAGACCCGTCGATTCATCGACCCGGTTGATCCACTGCCCGAAGGCATTGCGCAGGCGCTCGAAGGCCTGGCTCACCGTCTGCGGCAGTTGGGAGTACTCGCTGGCCAGCTTGTCCTTCTGGCTCATCAGCGCGTTGACCACCACGTCGGCGGTCAAGCGCCCTTCTTCGGCCAGCTTGCGCAATCGCCCGATGGGCACGTTCAGACCATCGGCCAGGGCCTGCGCCAGACGGGGGCTGTTTTCGACGACGGAGTTGAATTCCTCGCCGCGCAGCACGCCGGAGGCGAGCGCCTGCCCGAACTGCAGCAGGGAGGACTGCGCTTCGGTGGCCGATGCACCCGACAGGCGCAGAGCCTGCGAGATGCTCTCGGTGATCGTCAGCGCGTCCTTCTGCTCGCCACCCAGCATCCGCACGGCCTGCTGGAGCTTGCCGTACAGGGTGGCCGTTTCCTGAATCGGCACGCCGATGCGCTGGGCGATATCGAACAGGGCCGCTTGGGCGGTGGTGAACTCACGCTGACCCGCCGTCGCCAGCTTCAGACGCGCGGACATCATGTTCCAGGCGTCGGCGATCTGGACGATCTCCAGCACCTTGCCAGCAGCCCAGTTGATCGACAAGAAGGCCAGGAGCTGCGTTTTGGCCGTCGCCACCTGATCACCGAACGCCGACATCCCGGCCTTGACCTCGGCCATTCCGGCGGCGGCCTTCGCCCCGGCGGTCTTGGCGGTGGTCGACAGCTCGCCGAGACTGCGTTCGGCGGACGTGATGGCGCGTTTGAGTCCGTCGTCAGCCCCTTCGAGCGCGACGAGGATGGAAATTCGTTTGGCCATGAGTCAGTCCACCGTGCTGATCTGGCGCTCGACCTCGGCCGCCAGACGCGGGATGCGACCCGCAACCAGACGCTCGATATCGATGCGCTTCTTGAGCGTGACCTTGGGCACCAGGACGGCGATGGGCACGTCTGCACCGCGCTTGATGCGCTTGATGCCCTCAGCCTTGCGGTAACGGCGCTTGAAGCCCGCCAGTGGCCGGTCGTGCTCCTTGATGTTCTCGGCCATCAGGACGATGTTCCCTTTTGCGTTCTTGATGAAATAGGCATTGCCGCCGCGCATCAGCTCGGCCACCTGCGCCTTGAATCGCTTGCGACCCACCCGGCCGTTCAGTGGAATCAGCATCCGGCCAGCGATCTGCCCACCGGTCTCGTGCATCCCCGACCACGGAATGCGCGAACCCACGTAAAGCGCAGGCAACCGGTTCGGGTCTTTGGCCAGCACCTTGGCGGTGAAGCCCTTGAGGAAGGACTTCTTGACCACCGCCATCTGACTGGCGACGTGGCTGCGCACGTCCTGCTTGAGTTCGACCGCCTCACTGGCGATGGCGCGTGCGACCGCCTTCTTGACCTTGTCGCGGAACTCGCCGCCCCAGCGGCGCAGTTGCGCCTGGGCGGCGGCGCTATCGATCTGGACGGAAATGCGCACAGCGGTCAGTCACGAAGGTTGGCCTTGTCGGTGAGGCGGTCGAGGGTCTGATCGAGGTGGCGGGCATCGCCGCGCGTGCCAATGGCAATCACCGAAAGCAGCCGTGCATCTCGGGCCGCATCGGTGCGCGCGGTCGCTGCGACGAAACCGCGCACCTGCGCCAAGGTGTAGTCGAGGATGTCGGGCAGGCGGTGGCCGTGCTCGATCAGGTGCTGAACGGCGTCGAACCACCCGCCACCGCCCTTGCCGACTTCACCCCGGGCGGCAGCTTCACTTGGGTGAACAGACCGTCGAGTTTCGGGATCACCGTCCGGGTAAAAAAATCCGCGTTCACCTCGATCACTTTGGCCGCCAGCAGGATCGCTTCGTCGGCGGCCAGCTCATCGACCCACGCGCGAGGCTTGCCGACGGCGATGGCGATGGCCGACAGCAGGTCGTCGCCGCGTTCACCAAACAGCGCCAGCCAATCGATGTCCGTGGTGGTGAGTTGCTGCATCACCGGCGAGATCGCCCGCAAGAAGCCGGGCATTTGCCCGACCTTCAGCGGCTTGATGGCCAACGGCTCACCGTCGATGACCAGTTCGATGCTTTGCGGAATAAGGGTTTCCAGATCACTCATGGCGCACCCCGATCAAAGCTGCACGATGCGGCCGAACTGGCCCAGCACCGCGTCGAAGGGCTTGGTGGTGTCGGCCAGCAGCGAGCCTTCCAGCTCGAACTTGTTGTATTCGTCCGAGATGAAGGAGATTTCCTTCAAGGGGTCGAAAGCTACGCGGTAGAGCTCGACCAGCACCTTGGCATTGCCCTGCGCCGTGTTGATACCTTCGAGCCGCAAAAAGCGCTCGGGCAGCGCCTGCGTGAAGATACCGATCTCGGTGGCCACACCGTAGGCATAGCTGGCCTTGAAAGGCGCGGTGAAGCCAGTGGTATCCAGAAACTGGATAGCACCGAAGTCGGTGTCGGCCGTGTAGTTCGTGCCCAAGACCAGGGTTGCGGGCGTGCCCGCCGAATCCACCACCACCAGGGTCGACACCTTGGGGTGGGCGAGGAAGTAGCGGTCACCAGCTGTCGGCGTGGCACCGCCCACAGGTTCGGCCGTGACGGTGCCCGGCGTGCCGACGACGTGGTTGCCGTAGAGGGCCAGCGCCAGGTTCTCCTTGGTGAATTCCTCGATGGTGAGGTTCACGGTGGCGGACTTCTGCTTGACCATCCGGTGATCCAAGGATCGCTGGCCGGTCTGGCTCTCGTAGTGCTCCAGCACGTCGGTCTTGAGGGAGAGTTTCAGCTCGGCGACGTTGCCGGGCGAGCGAACTTCGATGGGGTGGCCGTCGATGTCGCGCTTGCCGAGGAAGACGCGGCCTTGAAAACTGGCATAGGTGCTCATTGCTTGGGTTCCTTGCGTTGGAGAGGTTTGGGTTCGAGTTCAGAAACGGGGACGATTGGCTCCGGGGTGGCGATACCGTGCGCGATCAGCCAGTCGGCGGAAGTCGCATCGATCTCGACCCGGTCACCGACGCCATACGCCTTGCCTGCGTGGGTGTGCGGGCGCGTCAAAACGAGGTGGGTCATAGGTGTCATCCAAGGGTTGAAAGGTCATTGGCCAGCGTCCGGTACGTGATGCGATAGCGCGCAGGGAGCGCCACGGCCACTGCATCGGCGTCCTCGACTTCCCACTCGCATTCCTGCTCCCGGATGCCGAGCGCCAAGCCACCGAGATTCCCGTCCGCCATCAAGGCGGCGTGGACGGCGGTAAGCAGGCGGTCGGCATCGGCTTCTGGAGATGCCGGTGGAACGGCCCGGGCCAGTGCGACGACGCGAAGAGTGAGTTCGCGCGTGACGCGGTCGTTGGCGCGTTCGGTGATGGACTCCGACTCAGGAAACACCGCCAACGCCGGGCATTGCTCGCGACTGATGGCCACCGTGGGGGAACGGTGCAGCGTGGCCCCAAGCCCTTCGGCTGCAGGCCGGGCAGCCGCCATCACCGCCAGCAGAATCCGCTCGCGGATCGAGTTCATCGGTGCTTCCTACAGACGAGTGAGATCGGCGCGACGCTCGGTCCCGTCGCCGATGGCGCGCACATCACGCACCTGGTAGGTCTGGCCTGCGATGGCAAGGGTGTCCCCGGCATCCAGGTCGGGGAGCTGCGACAGCGGGTAGGTGATCGTGTAGGCCGCCGAACGAACCAACCCGTCGAGCAGGTTTTCGTCAAGGCACAGGAATCCAACCGAAACCGTTCGACCAGCCACCTCGGCACTCACCAGCAGGCCCGCACGCGCCGCCGCCTCATACAGGAGCTCGACGAAGGCCATCGATCAGCTCACAGTCAGCTTGACCAGCACCCCCGGGCGGTGACACATCGGCAGCGGGTTGGACTGCGTATGCAGGTCGGTACCGCGATCGAACTTGCGCGGCTCCTGCTTGGCATAGAGCGCCTGGCCCAGCGTGTTGGCTGTCTCGTTGAAGTCGGCCGGCGCGAAATAGGTGCCGAAGGTGTCCACCGTGCCGAGGGGAAAGGCGTGGGCTTCGCCAGCCGCGATGAAGCGACGCGACGTGCCATTGGCGTCCGTTGCCTGACCACGATATTCCTCGAAGGTGACGCCGCCGAAGGTGAAGCCTGCGCGCATGTCGTTGATCAGTACCGCGCCTTGCTGCCAGTATGCAAACGACTCCTTGACCTTGGGGTGATCAGTCAGCGCGTCGTAGAACTCCGGCGAGCACAGGCAGTGGATGCCGGTCATGAACTCGCCCTTGAGGTTGTCCTCCAGGTGGCGCAAAACGTCGGCGCACTTCTTCTTGACGTTCGCGCTGGCATTGGCCAGATCGAAGCTCACCGCAGCCGGGGTGATGTCGAACTCGTCGTAGAGGTCGTAGATCACCGAGCCATCGGCGTCGAGGATCACGCCCTTCAAAGCGCCCATGCGAAGGTGCTCCAGCGTGATGGCGTGCTTGTTGCGCATGGTCTCCAGGTGACGTGCCATGACGCCCGCGACCGACTCCATCTCGGTTTCAGAGCCGAACGACCGAATGCCCTGGACTTCCTCGGGCAACACCACATCGTCATGCGGGATGTGCGGGATCACGAAGGAGCGCACCTTGCGCTTGCCACGGGTGCCGACGGTGCCCGGGGCACCGGGCGGCATCGTGGGCAGCAGATTGAGCACGCCGTTCTGCTCTTCGACGATCACCTGGCGGGTGCGCACCGGTTTGATCGGAAAGAGGTTCAGCGCCTCCATGCGACCGTAGCGATTGGGAATGATGTTGATGGCGGACGTCAGCGCCGCCATCGCGAAGGCCGGGGTGTTGAACGGATTGTTCATGGACAAGTTCCTTTGGTAGATCGATCAGGCGGATTGGCGGATGAGGATGCCGCGCGCTTCGAGTGCTGCAGTGGCAGCAGTCTTCTGCTCGGCGGTGATGCCGGTCGGCCAGACGACGGCATGCCTTGCGACGACGGCGTGACGCGCGAGCAGGACAGCGTCGTCGCGTTCGATCAGCGAGGCATTGCATGCGCCCAGCAAAATGCCTGCGGGGTGCTCGGTGCCATCGGCTGCGGCGGGATCGAAGCGCTTGACCTTGGCGGTCGCCACGACGCGGCCCACCACAGCGCCGAGCTCCAAGTTCTGACCTGATGCCACCGTGACCTGGTCACGCGAGTAGTTGAGGCAATCCTCTTCGTACTTGAGGAGGTCGCCGAGATTGAGGGGTTCGTTCAGAGCAGGCATGGGTCAGTCCTTTCCAGTGAGTTTCTTGACGGCTTTGATGAGGGGGTTCTGATCGGCCGATGCCGCCTTGGCAGCTGCGTCCGGGTGGATCACCGAAGAGATTTCCGGGCTGTCGGCACGGGATGCCAACAGTGACCGACGCACCTGTCCTTCACTGGCGCCTTCGGCGAGGAAGGCCGCTGTGCGCTGCGGCTGGCCCGCCAGTTGGCAAAGCTCGGCGATCGCGACCGCATCAGCGCGGGCCGCCTTGGTTGCCGCGTTCACCGCGTCCTCCAACCCGACGTCGGAGTCCTTTTCAGACTCCGGTGCGGCTGGCGGCGCATCAGGTGCAACCGACGGATTCGGGTTTGCGGGATCGGTGCCGGTGTCAGGGTCTTCTGCGTTCATGTGAACTTCCTTTCTGGGGGGCTTGGGTGGTGAATTTGCGGAAGCGGACAGGCTGTGGGTCGCCGCGTTCCGCACACGACGAGCCGAGAGAAACGTGGTGAAGTCGTTCACGGCAGCATCAAAGCCACCGAGGACATCTGCCAGGCCTGCCGCTACTGCGTCGGGGCCGAAATAGAGGCCGGCCTGGGTCGACCGCACAAAGCGCGGCTCCAGTCCCCGCATCGCGGCGACGTGGTCAATGAAGATCCCGTAGAGACGGTCCACCTCGCTTTGCAGACGCGCGGACGCTTCCTTGTCGAGGGGCTGGTGTGGCGAAAAGTCGTTCTTCTGGTCACCGGCGGTGATCGCCGTGTAGCGGTAGCCCGCCTGAGCATCCCGCGCAGACTGGTCGACGTGCATGGCGATGACACCGATCGAACCGACGCCGCCGGTCTGCGTGACGTAGACGCGAGATGCGGCACACGCGATGGCATAGGCCGCCGAGTACGCGGAGTCGGAGGCGATTGCCCAGACAGGTTTGACGGCATCGGCTGCGCGGACTCGCTGAGCAAGTTCGAACACGCCGCCTGCCTCACCGCCTGGTGAATCGATGTCGAGCAAGATGCCGGACACGGCAGGATCGGCAGCGGCCGCATCAAGCATGGCACCCAGCTCGGAGTACGACGCCAGTCCAGATGCCGCGTCCAGGCCGAGCGAGCGACGTACCAGTGTTCCGTAGACCGGGACCACGGCGATACCGGTGGGCGCGACCGACTGATTGCGGGTGACCGGGGTCGGTAGTGCCGACTGGGGCTCAGGCCAGTGAATGCGCTCGCCCAGCACGGACAGGATGATGTCCAGCTTCGAGCGCGCAACGAGGAGCGGCGTCCCGTACAACCGGGACGCCAAGTGATGTAGCTGCATCTCAATTCCCTTGGGGAGGCGGTTCGGTAGGAACCACCGGAGTCGGCAGTTCATGGCGCGGGTCAGAGTCGAAGACGAGCCCGAGCCCGTCAGCCCTCGCGTTGTCCGCCGCGATTTCCCGGTCGACGTCCTCGGCGTCGTATCCGTTGGCCGAGATCGCCTCTGACCGACTCATCAAACCGGAGCGAATCGCGGCCTTCATCGCATCGGCTTCCTTCAGCGGATCGACCCACTGCCAGCCCTGGGGAATCCACTTGACGGCTTGATAGGCGCGGCGCTTGGCCACCCCACCACGTGCGAAGCCGGGCAATTCCAGCGCGCCTTCGAGAACGGCTTGGGCCATCCACGCTTGCCAGATGGGACGGCACAGTTGGTGGACGATCACGCCATGCTGCAAAGACTCCACTCGACGGCGAAACTCAAGCAGTCCGGCCCGGATCGACGAGTAGTTGACCTGGGTGAGATCCCCTGTCAGTTGCTCGTAGGTCACGCCCATGGCAGCCGCCACGGCGCGGAATTGCATGCGCAGGAACTCGGAGTAGGAACCACCAACGTCAGCGGGCTGAGAGAACTTGATGTCCTCCCCGGGCTCCAGGATCTGCATGGTGCCGGGCTCAAGGCCCGCGAGCGCCACACCGTTGCTGTCGGCAAGGCCTTCACCCAGGAGGCTGTCTTCGGGCGCGAGCCGCGTCACGAAGCCAGCGAACATCGCGGCGGTCTTCTTGCGAACCAGTTCGGCATCGTCGTACTGGTCGAGTTCGTTGAGCTTGACCAGCGCCCGTGCGAGCCACGGCTCGCCCCGGATCTGCCCAGGGCGCATCGGACGAAACAGATGCATCACTTCGGATGCATCCACGCGGACCGTAGTCAGTCCACCATCGCTTGACATCGGCGCCAGCATTCCGTCTTCCGGATGCGAGCGATAGAGGTGGTAGGCCACCCGTCGACCCAAGCGGTCGAACTCGATCCCGGCACGAATGACGTTGCCGTTGTCGGCCGTGGTGTTCAGCGTGACAGGAAGGTGCTCGGCCTCCAGCACCTGAATCTGCAGCGCCACCGGCAAACCGTCTTCAGGTCGGCGGTAGCGCAGCCGCACGATGGCCTCACCTCCTTCGAGCATCGCGCGACAGGCCAGCGCCTGCAGACCGTAGAAGTCCGTCAGCCCGGCCGCGTCGGCCTCAACCGCCCATTCGCGCCACAGGCTTTGGATCGCTTCACGCTGTTCTCCGGTCTGCACCATCGACTGCGGCTTGATACCCGTTCCGATGGCGTTCGCCACATAGGATTCCAGAGCCGCATTGGCCCAGGCATTGCGGCGCACCAGATCACGACTCTTGGTCCGCAGTTCGCTCTGCGTGTGAAGCAGCGCGGCTACAGCGCCGGGGTTTCCCACCATCCAGGCCAGCGATCGTCGGCCACCGCCAACGCCGTCGTAGGTGGGACTTGCGCCGAACAACTTGCGGCGAATGTTTTGGAACAGCCGCATCAGAATCCTTTGCCCGTGGTGACCCGCACCTGCCGTGCGGGCGGCGACACAAGCCCGGTGGCAGCAGCCTGCTCGGCAAGGCCACGCTCGACAGCGCGCATCGCTTCTTTCAGTTCTTGTACCGATCGGTACTCGACCGTCTTGTCGCCGAAGCTCACGCGTTTCTCGCCTTTAGCGAGTGCAGCTTCGAGGGCCGTCAGTTGCTCAATCGTGTAAGCCATGCTCAGGAAACCTTGTGTGCGATGAGGTGGCTACTGGCCTTCACCACCGCATTCGAGGCAGCAACCTCAGAGGCGAAGCGGATCTGCAGACTGCCCGCCGCCGCCGCCGTGACCACCAGCAGGTCGGCGCAGGCCAGGCTGTTGGTGTTGGCGACGTCGATGCCGTTGGTGGCAGCACCGCTGTCCGCCGTGCGTTGGTTAGCTACCGTGTTGGCCGTCAACGATGTCGGCGTGGCCCATTGAGCGACAACAGTGGCGCCGACAGGGACCGTTTGCGTGAACCGGATGCCCGTCCCTGTCGCGGCGCACTGAAACATCACCCTGGCATTGATGGCGTAGGTGGCGTTTGCATCCAGGGCGATCGCCAACCCGGTGGCATTGGCCAAGGTCGTCGTGTTGTTGGTGACGTCAGCGGTCAGGCGTGCCACCGTCAGCCGAGCATCAGCACCAACCAGGAGCGCCAGGTCAACCCAGCCAGTGCCGTCGCACCAATAGGGCTTGTTGTCGGCAGCGAGGCGCACGATGACACCAGCCAGACCACTCGATGGCGCTGGCAAGGCCGATACGACCGGCACGACCCGGTAGGCCAGATCCTTCACCGATTACCCCATCACCACGACGCGATAGGCGTTCGCTGCAGGTGCCGCCGCGAAGTTGAGCCGGGCGCTGTTGGTGCTGGGCAGCGACACGTCGCAGTTGACCTGCTCGTAGTTGCCCGATGCCTGATAGACCTGGACGACGACATCGCGCGTGGCGAAGTTGTGATTGACGTCGAACTGCGTGCTGGTGCCGTCGCCAATGGTTGCTTGCGCGCGGCGGGTCTTGTTCGCCCACGCATTGAGCTTCAGGGGCGTGACAAACCGGGCGTCGTCTGTTCCGGTGTCAGTTTCCGCCTGCGTGGCGATCTCCGCGATGCCGGAGCTGGTCTCCGATGCGGCGCCGACGGACGATCCGAACTGAATCCAGGTGACCGTGCCCGTATCCAGCACGAAGTTGACGACAGACTGCCGCCAGCTCGTTCCGGCAGACGTGCCCTCCTCGACAGTGGTGACGGCCTGTTCCAGCTCTGCCGCAGCATTGGTATCAAGCGAGCGGGTCATGGAGACCGCCGCGCCGTTCCAGATGTAGATGCCGTTCTCCGAGCCGACCGTCTGCGCTTTGACCAGGGCGCGATCGCCCACGGTCATGGTTACGCCGTCGATCGAAGCACCTGGCGATGAAAGGTTGAGGTTGGTCTGGGACGCGACTCGGCAGGAGTCTTTCCATGCCAACCCCTCCACGGCCGAGTTGAGGTCGGCCAGGCGGGCCGGTTCGTCGGCGGTGACCGGCGACGGCAGGTTGCGTATGCGGGCGACGCCGCCAAAGTCGAGGTCGGAGAGTTGCTTGCGGGACATTCAGTGTTCCTTTCAAATCAGTCGTGCCAACCCGGCAATCGGGATGGCGAATCGGATAACGAGCTGGTTCACACTCGTGTGCATCACATCGGCCTCGATCTCGTTGCCGCCGCTGTCGACAATCGACACGGCGGGTCTCAGCCCGAGGTTGTGGTTGATGACCCAGGCGGCAGATGTAGACGTCTGGGTGTGCAGATACGCCACGCCGCTACTGCTACCTGTTGGTTCGCGAGCGGCCAACTCGTTGATGGCCGCTACGAGATCGCCCTTGGCCGAGGTGCTGAGACGATCCATCGGCCCGGTGCGCGCGTCGATCTGCTCGAATAGCTCGGCGACACGCGCCACGAAGCTGTTGATTTGTGATTGCAGGCTCATGGCGCACGGGCTCTAGCCCAACCAGCGACTGCGAATGACACGACGTGTCGGCCGGCTCGGTTTGGGTACTCCAGAAACACCGAGGCCACCTTCATCGGTGGCCTCTTTGGGTTGCTCGGTCGTGGGTGCATCCGGCGGACGCAAGCCCAGCTGACGCTCCAGCTCTCGCCAGTGGCGATCTTCAAATCGCTCCAGGCCTGCAGACGACGCGGCCGCCCGGGCGTACACGTAGCAGTCGAGCGCTTCATTGCGTTCGCGCATCTTTTGCCACTCGCGGATCGGAAATCCGTTGCGGTCGCGGCGGGTGATCAGTTGCTCGGCACAGAGCTGCTGGATGAACTCGGCATCCATCTTGGGCAGGTGCACGAACCCGGGTGGATAGACCGTGGTTACCCCGTCTTCGTTCACGTCCGCACTCTTGCGCAGGTTGTTGTAGAACTCGAGTTTGGCGATGCCCACGGCCACGGTGAAGACCTTGATGCCGCGCCGCAGCTTCCTTCCACCCAGCGTGACGTCCACGGCCGTCGGCGTACCGATGAGAGCCGCGCCGCGCGAGACTCCCTTGACTGGCATGACGCGCGGATCTCGGCATGCGCGCACAAACGCGTAGGCCTCCTGCGTTGCAAAGCCGGTGTCGAGCGCGAAGCGGGCCAGCGGCATTTCGACCCCTGAGGCGTGGGTCCAGGTCTCAGCAATCACTCCCCCGAGTTGCTTCCAGACGGAGTCGCGCACCGTATCGCCCATCAACACGCGGTGCTCCACCAGCCAGGATTCCTTGCCGCGACCGAAGGCCCAAACGGACACCTCGATTCGGTCCTTCTGTACGTCAGCACCACCGACCAGAAGCATGCCGCCATCAGGCACGGTGCCCAATGGGTAGTCCTCACGGCGCTCGATCAACCTCTGCCAATCCGGGGCTTCACCCTCCTCGACCCAGGTTTCACCGAGTTCGGTGTTTTTGAATGTCTTGATGGCAGAGGCTGATCCGGACTCCTTGCTCACGGCTCCTTCCCATGCGGCAGCGACGTCTTGCCAACCCCGCCAGCCCACCGGGCTATACAGCGACGACAGGTGGAATCCAGCCGTCTTTGCGCGGTTTTCGGGCGTCATGGCCCGCCATTCGCCATGCTCCAGCATCCATGTCTTGTGATGCTCCTCGATGGGCGAGTCGCAGGATTCGCAGATGTAGGCAGCCGTCTGTGGCTCGCCTTTCGCCCAGCGCAGTTGCTCAAAGCGCAACCACTGGCGGTGCGAGCAGTGCGGGCACGGAACGAAGTAGCGGCGTTGGTCGCTGGCTTCGTACTCACGCTCAATCGAACTCGCCCCCGAGATCGTTGGTGTCGAGACGATGAAGATCTTGCGACGCGCAAAGGTACGGGTACGTGCTTCGGCCAGCGAGATCGCGTCACCCTCACCCTCGACGTCCAGCGGGTAGCCATCCACCTCGTCGAGGAACAGATACCGCACCGGCATTGACCGCAGACCAACCGCACTGTTGGCTCCGGTCATCACCAGCACACCGCCCCGGAACTCCTTAGCCAGGATGGTGTTGCCCGAGTCACGCGAGCGCGCCGGGGCGATCAGTTCTGCCAGTGCGGCCGACTCCTCGATCAGCGGGTCGATCCGCTGCTTGGAGTTGCGCTTGGCCATTTCCACCGTCGGCCACACGGCCATCATCGGCCCCGGCGCGTGGTGGATCACGTAGCCGATCCAGTTCGAGCCCATTTCGGTGGCGCCGAGTTGCGCCGCCTTCATGAACACCACGCGCTCGATCGGCGAGGTCGGCGACAGGCAGTCCATGATGGCTTTCAGGTACGGCGTGCGGCTGGTGCGCCAGCGCCCCGGCTCGGCCGAGGCCTTGCTGGAAAGCATGCGATGGCGATCCGACCACTCGGACACGGAAAGCAGCGGATCGGGTGTCAGCCCCTCACGCCATGCGCGCTCAATCTCGGCCGCGCCTTCGTAGTCAAGATCCTGCATCAGTCCACCCGGGGGCGCAGTTCGCCCAACTCCTGCAGGTGCTCACGTACCGCTGCCTCAAGGGCGACGTGCATCGTGTGCGCATCGATATTCAGCTTGGCCGCCATCTGTGCTGAGATCCGCGCGGGCCAGTTAAGCCATGCATCACGTTCGGAGCGCGCCAACTTGAAGACGTGGGCGATGGCCTGCGGCCGGTCTACCAACTCGCCCTTCAATCGGGCCAGCCGAACCTTGTTGGTCTGTGCCTTGACGACCTCGTTGACGGTGCGCGCCTGAAGCAAGGACGTACCACCCGATGGCAGCGCGGCCGGCCCATCGCTGGTCGGCGCACTGGCTTCCGGCGTAGCGACCTTGACCGCCTTCGCTCGCGTTCCGGCCTTCGTCGTGTCGGAGTTGCGCGCCCATTCCCGATCGACACGCTCCGGCTCGATCGTGCCGTCGGCCTCTGGGGTGATCCGCCCAGAACGAATCGCCTTGTGCACAGCGGTATCGGTGACCCCACGGTGGCGGGCGTAAGCGCGAATCGAGATGCCCATTTTGTAAGCCGCCAGCCCCATCAATCATTTGTTCGCCATTCCCAAGGATTCAGCTTGGCTTCCATCTGGAACAGCGCGTTCATCCGTTCGTCATCAACCACATCGAAGGACACGGAAATGAACCAGCTCGAAAACCTCCTCACACAAATCGCCCAGCAGCACCTGCGGATCGAGACCCTGGAGACACGCAAGTCGGACGGTCTCGACTTCCACGACGTGGCGGTCTGGTGCCTGCGCGACGCCCTCGAAGCCGCCTTCAACGCGGGCGTCGAACAGGGCAGCAAGGCCACGAAGTCGGACAAGGCCAACAACTGATCAAGAACTTTCGAAGCCAAGCAGATAGCGCTTGGCTTCACTCCCGAACAGCGCGTTCATCACGTCACCCCATCAACCCCTTGCACAAGGAGAAGCAAATGACCACCACCCAACTGACCCCGGCGCAGCACGCGATCCTGGCCTACGCCCTCGAACACACTGGCGGCAAGATCGACTGGTTCCCCGACAACATCAAAGGCGGCGCACGCAAGAAGGTGCTCGACGGCCTGCTCAACCGCGCGCTGATCACCTCCGACGGCACCCGCTGGTTCGTGGCCGCCGAGGGCTACGACGCGATGGGGCGCGCCCGGCCTGCGCCTGCGCCCTTGGAGGCAGACCCCGAAATCGAGGCCACCGTCGCGGCCGCAGAGGCCACGTGGGCCAAGGAGCGCGCAGAGGCCAAGCCCCGCACCCGCGAGAACAGCAAGCAGGCCACCGTGATCCAGATGCTGCAGCGCCCCGAGGGTGCAACCGTGCAGCAGATCTGCCAGACCACCGGCTGGCAGGCGCACACGGTGCGCGGCACCTTTGCCGGAGCCTTCAAGAAGAAGCTCGGCCTGACCATCGTCTCGGACAAGGCCCAGGGCGGCGAGCGGGTCTACCGGATCGCCTGATCAGAAAGATCGAGAAAGAGGCCAAGCAGCGCTTGGCTTTTCAATCGAACAGCGCGTTACTACGGGTGTCGCAACGATCAACCCCAAGGAGCCAGAGATGAACACCAACCAGCAAATGCCCGCCACCCAGAATGAAGCCTGGGGCTTTTGGGGCACGATGAACGAACACGCCAACGCCGCGTGGCCACTGGCGATGACCGCCATCTCGGACGCCACCAACCAGCCCCTCGAATCAGTCCTGGTCTTCCTCGACAGCCGCCACGGACGACACTTCGCCGACGACGTCCTCAACCAACTGCACGCGGGCCGCGATCTGGCAGACGCCATCAACGCCGCCACCCAGCAGTGGATGCGCTGGACGATTGGCCGCCAGACCAGCAAGCAATACGGCATCCCGCGCGGTCTGCCCTACCTGACGGGCTTCGTGATTCACTGCGAGATCACCGACGAGTCGCTGGCCGCCTGATCGAACGTCACGCCATCCGCCTCGCGGGTGGCTTGCTTGCACGCCCAGTCCTGCCAGCGGCGCACGATCACGTCGACGTACTTGGGGTCGAGCTCGATCAGCCGGGCCAGCCGTCCTGACTTTTCAGCGGCGATCAGCGTCG